GCTCGGTATCATAACCGAGAAAGCTAGTACGCCCTACAACAGGAGATGATGGCTGAACAGCGGGGAAGTAACGAATCAACTTCTCAATTCGTTCGTCCAACCACCTAGCAGCTTGCCAAAGTCCACGCTCATAGAGCTGGTTCCTTAGCGAAGCTGCCGATAGGATCTCCTGCGCGTCTCGCCGTGTTTCAGGTAGTACTCTACGACAACGAGCGACTGTAACGTCCTCGCCTGCAAAGTACTCAGCCCCACAAGATTCTCTGAACATTCCAGTCCAGAAGCTCTTTTTGAGGTTGACCACGAATCCATAGGATTCGAGTTCCTGTCTCACGGTTGCTGCAATGTCGTTAGGGACAATAATATCGTCCCCGAAGACGCGCACCGTATTCCTGTACCGTTGTATCATTGGTACAGAAATCTGCTGTTGTTCTTTCCTTTCTATAGCGAGGTAGATGATCGTAAGAAAGACCATCGCCTCAACCGGGAAGGTAAGAGCAGAGCCCATAGATGCGAACTTGGATAGGCGGATGTCGCCATGTCCAGGTACATCAGCTGTTTGAGTCCTGCACGCCTGGATGGCGTGTGACGTGTATCCGATGCCAAAGATTGCACGGACAAGCTGATTGGAAACACGGTCAGAGGCTTCGCTAAGATCTAGCGTAGCCAAGGATCCGTCGCGAGAGCCTTTTTCAGCCAAAAGCTGATTGACTTCCGCGTCACGGAATCCGATCTGACCCATAGTAAGGTCATCAGTTTCTAACAACCTTACTAAGTCACGCGCTATCGCCTGTTGGCCGTACTGCATAGCAGTAGGCTCAATAGCAATAATGCGTGGTGTTTTCAGCGTTTTAGGAACAGCAACTACCTTTACAGGTAGTTCCTTTCCAGGCTCAACAGATGTCACCTCGTCAAGGAGGTAATTATACCTCCAGTTCGGGATGCAGTACTCCCCATAAGGGAGATGCTTCTCTAGACGAGAGGGCCAGGAACATTGGACAAACTTAGCGTTTCCGCTGAGCTTGTCTGCAGTCTTGCCTGGTCCATGTTTTGGAACGAGTTTGTGATCACGGATAAGTAAATCCAGTTCACAAAGCAAAGGACCAAAAAGCAACCTAGCAACGCGGCGGAAGTCAGACAGACTTTTGCCACTGTTGTCAAAGTGCTTGACATCTGATTCGGTTCGAACGTATGCTTTGAAGGCATCCTCAATCCTTTCTTCCGAGGTAGGAAGGAGGATCTTACTATACATCAGCGTAAGCTGACGGATAGCACGGATAGCCTCAATGCTACAATCTTGCCGAAGTGCAGCAGTATCCGGATCGAAAATGAGCTCGAAGAAACCTCCTAGAAATAAGGGGAGACTTCCTCTCTTCTTAAAACCTAAGAAGAGAGATGGAGTTACCTGCTCATCTGCAAGGGCCTTTTCAAAGTCCTTGCAAAGATTAGGTAAGGTTATCGTGAGAAACGATATACCCTCATTCTCCACCCGTCTCGTGACTTCTTCAAAATCACGAGAGGCACTTGTGCAGCACCAGGTAGCATATTGATCTGCTACCTCCTTCCAGAGTAACATAAGGCTTTTCACCAATTCCTCCTAGTTGGGGGTAATGTGGATCCATTAGCCAAATGTTAACTCTCCCCTCAAGAGCTTTTAGCTCTCACCGTTCATGAACTTGATGAGGTTGGCGTTCGTGCCTGTAGTAAGCAGGGTGAACATCGCAGCCGTCAAGTCCTTGTCGTACGTCGGCGTAAGCGTCGACGTCGTACCGATGAGCGGAACATCGCAAGCAACCCAGACTGATGTAGACTGGGCTTGGTTCGTAGAAGAGGCCAAAGGATTGGTCTCTAGAACCTGCTTGTCGATACGGAAGAGCCGCTGAGCGCGGCCCTTCGTGTATCGATGGCTGATCCGGAGAGTGAACCCGTCGGTGGCGTTAGCAAACGTCCCCGAAGAGTCCGAGGAACCAGTCCTCGCAAGCGAGGATGATG